GTTAAATTATCTTGAAGTTGCCACGTTCCACCTACACCACTAAATATAAGAGGGAAAGGCATTGTCTTTGTGTTTGAAGCTATGGTTTTTGTTCCACTTGTTGCACCAAACGTTAGAGTATTGCTCGAAACCGTCATTGTCATTCCAGAAGAAAGCGTTAAGTTTCCATAAATTGTTGTAATGCCTGTAGCAGCCCACGTTCCCGTAAAAGATGAATTAAAAAGAACATTTCTTGCTGTATCCTGCGTAAACCCATTTAAAAACGTCAACGTATAAGTTCCATTAGTAAAAGTAAAACTAATGGAGTTTGCTTCAGATAATAGACCGGGAAAAACTGATGTTGCAGTAGAGCCGGGATTGTTTATGGTAACTGCTTGAGTGCCTGTTGTGGTAAGGTTTGTTATGGTGTTAGTAGTCCACACAGTACCACCTGAAATGCTATTACAACTAATACTACCCGTACCAAAAGCAATTGTTCTGGTGTTTGAGTTAGATGAACTAAATGTGCCTGTGTTTAAAACAAATGATCCGAGACTTAATGTCCCATTAGTAAGTATTGTTGCTCTAGTTACGCCTGTTGTAAAAGCACTTGCTAAAACAACCGTACCACCTACACTATCAATTGTGATAGGCTGAGTAAATGACCTACCAGCACTTGTAATAGTCTGTGTAGTTAGACCACCAAAAGTAAGAGTGCCTGAACCACTTATTGTTATTCCTGTGCCGTTTGTCCAATTTCCATGAATTACGATGCTTGTTCGCGTTGATGTTGCCAACGTCATAAGGTTTGTCGTTCTCAACGACATGTCTATTGTGCCAATGTGGTAGTCATCGTTAATAGTTGTTGTTGCAGTAGATGCGGGATAAGTTGCCGCAGGAAATACAGCGGTATCTTGTGCTAGTGGAAACATGGTCGCATTTAATGCGCCACCTGATGTAGAAGACCAAGAACCTGAACCTGTTGCACCCCAATCAGCATTTCCTGTTTGACGATAGTAAACAGTNTTAGCCGTAGTAAAAGTTATATTGGTATTGCCTTTGTGATTGCCTAATCGAGTACCTGTAAATGGGGCTGCTGCACCACTCCCAACAATATCTTTAAAATCAACATCAGTTAAAGATACTGTTCCGCAAATTAATGTTCGCGCAGTACCAGAAGTGTTAGACAGAATCCGCATTCGATATGCAGAAGCAGTACCAGCACTTACTGTAAATATGCCATTAATTGTCTGGTTTGCGCTAAAAGAAAATGCGCCAAGACCAACAGTCGTTCTACCTGCTATGGTTAGGTTGTTAAACGTGTTTGCGCCTGACATTCCTGCTAATAATGCTACTAGTGCGTTAGATGTAAAAGATACGTTGTAAAAAGTTTTACCACCCCCAGCAAAAAAAGCAGCAACGCTAGTACAACTAATGTTTGATGTTCCAGCGTTAAGTGTTAAATTTGTACTAGTTGCCGTTGCCCAAGGGAAATTTACATTACTCAAGGTAACTGTTGATGCATTTAAACTAAGTGTTCTTACGTTTGAGTTACTTGAAGATATGCTGTCTGCGGTAACAGCATAGTTGCTTGTAGATGTAGAGAATGTTCCAGCGGTAAGTGTTAGTACCTGACAAGTCAACGCAGAACCGAGCGTCCACCCCCCACCAGTACCATTAAAAGTAACTGATCCACTAACCGCAATACCATTAGTTGTTATTGTTTTACCAGTTGATGTAGCGTTAAAGGTTATTGTTCCACCAATTCCATTGACAAAGTTTGTAGCTTGAAATGTAAGACTACCTGATACTGTCAATGCAATACCCCCACCAGAAAGCGTCATTATTCCATCAAGACCCGATGCTGTGAAGTCATTACACACCCTTGGCGAACCTGCCATAGTGATTGTAAATGCAGTTATTCCTACGTTTGAGTTTGCATCAAAGAATACATTATCTGCCGCTGTTGGGACAGACGCACCGGGAGCACCGCCTGAGAACGCAGCCCAGTTAGATGTGCTTGCGCTATCCCATACCCCTCCACCAAGAACCCAATATCTGTTAGCCATTACGCCTCCTCAGATGGGAGTGCAGTTACTATGGCAATCCAGTTATCAAACCTTTGCTGTTGCATAGCGTTGATTTCATCTTGAGTTAGTTCGTGGTCATCTTCTAACCACAAAGCATCTGAAAATGTGCCGTGTTGGGATGGGAACGAGAAGTCTATTTTTACCATATTAAGCCTGTGTGACTACTGCAATTACATCCCAACGAGTGTTGTTGGCGTTATAAAGACAACCTATATAACTTGTTTTATTGACGGTTGTTGCTGTTGGTAAAATTATCCCAATGGGAGTATAGGTAGCGTTCCAAGTTAACGTTCTGCTTGTGCCGTTATCTAAAAATCGAAACAGTAGTCTAGTACCGTCAACAGGCGTTCCTGTTGGAGCATTAATAGTAAGTGTTGCCGCCAATGCTGTGTAGGCAAAAACATCAGCGGTTGCAACGCTAGGCGTTAATGTTGATGCTGATGCTGCCGAAGTAACTCTTAGGTCAATACGCTTGTTTGTTAGTGTCTCTGTGCCAGCAAGCGTTGCTAATGTGCCTGTTGTTGGTAAAGTGACGGAGGTCGTGCCGGAAGTTGTAAGTGTCAGGGCATGGCTACCAGAACGAGTTAGTGTGGCTGCTGCGTTATTTATAACGCCCGTGCCGCCGGATGCTGCCCCTATAGCTGTAGATGCTGTAAGTGTGGTAAATGCTCCGGCAGCAGGAGTAGTACTCCCAACCGACATGTTGTTAATAGTTCCCCCGGTCAACGTTGCACCAGATGAGGCAAGTGTGTTAAGCGTAGCAGTAGAAGAAGCACCTAAAGTGGTAAACGCACCAGCAGCAGNCGTGNNACCCCCGATAGCAGTGCCGTCAATTGTGCCAGCATCAATATCTACTTTAGTAATATTAACTTCACCAGTGCCGTTAGGTGTTAAATCAATATTTCCATTGGTATCAGTAGAGATAATGGCGTTACCGTTAAGCTCTAGGTTATCAACGTCAACTTCAGAAAACTTAGCCGTCGATGGCGTTGTAGCTCCAATAGTTGTGCCGTCAATTGTTCCACCTGTAATAGCAACAGTAGTAGTAAGTCCTACATTAAGATTAGTGAGGTTGTCATCCATCTCCGCATTTGTTAGCGGAGACCCTTTACCTGCTCTAGTTAAAATAACTGCCATGTGCTACCCCTTAGGATAAAGTAATTGTCCAAGTAATAACCATCGAGTCAACACTTGCTTTATTAACAACAGCAAAAACTGTTCGGCAAAGCATTGTGCCAGCGGAGACCGCATTAAATACACCTGCTTCAGTAACAGCGCCAGTTCCCACGCCCGCACCAAATGTAGCCACATAAACAACATTCTGGTTTGCGGCTCCGCTAACAGTAGTGCTATCTAAAGCTTGGCGGCTACCTAACAAATTTCCAAGGTCGGTATCTGCTGCCAAGGCGATTGATGTGCCTGACCCTATACCCATGTGGCTCATCACACCCGAGGCTACTCCAACCATTCGGCTAGTGATATAGCCTAGCCCTGTGTTTACCACAAGATTAGGAATGTAGCGCGACTCTTTAATTTTCCCGGTATTATCAGTTAATACAATACTAAGTTGTCCACTCAACAAGATATTTTCAACGTTATTCATAGTAGTTACCTTTAAGAGAAAGCACGAGATTCACCTACGTAATCTTCGGAAAAATATGTTGAGTCAACAAAATAATTTTGATTGCATAAAAGCCCAGAGCTAGATACCAAAGGGGTATCGGTTAATATTTTTGCCATTGCGGTAATGTAATTTTCACTAGTCGTAATTGGTTCCGAAATAGCTTTAAATAATGTGTAGATTTTTCCCAGAGCACTTACATAATCTCCGTTGTCAACAAGATAATTTTGACTAAAATAAAGTTGACCCCCATCATCTAAGGCTATGCTTTCGGTTAAAATTTTGTTGGGAGCAACACTTATAATTTCTGATGTTAACGCAGGATCGGCTAAAGATTTTGTTGTTGCGCGATTTAAATTTTCCGCAGTAGTAACAGTGTCAGTTAATAACTTAATTATTAAAAAATCCCCGATTGCAACAACAAGACGTTTTGAAAGTGCTACTGTTTGTAATTTTATATTTAACGTAGTCGTAGCCATACGCTGAGATAAAGTCCTCAGAGATAAACGGATAGAACTGGTTACGGTCTTTAATTTCATGTGAAATCTTCTCGGACTGTAAACTGCAACAGATCAAAAATAGTCTCCCGTAAGGTAGACGCCAATACGATCTCAACTTCGCCTTCATACTCCCCGGCGGCAATATCTAAGTCTGTAGTTTGCCACGCAAGAACTGCAATTCCATTCGTAGCTGGAGCAGGGATAGTAGCGTTACGACTTAATAAAACTGTAGTAGTGTCTACCGCACGAAGATGTAGTGTGACAGTTGCCCCAGTTAAATCAACAGCAGCCCCAGTAAGGCTATCAGTAAGTGTAAACCGAAGTTGTGGGCCAGTATCGTTGCGTACAAGTTTAATTGTAGACATATCAGGCTCCAAAGGGTTGCATCTGTACCCGCATCATACCGCGAGAATTGCTAAGATTTGCCCTTGCTCTGCGCTCTGCGCTTTGCGCAAGAAACTGTTTAGCATGATAGGCAGCCAACTCCCTATCAGACCAGTTTGTGTTAGGTAGCACTAATAATTGCTGTAGTGCACCATGCATAATAACATCTTCAAGATCATCAAACACTACCTCATCCATATCTGTAGCAGAGCGTGTAGGTTTTAGCGCGTAAAACATCCGCACAGAATACGTGCGCTCTGCATCTGGTAGTGGCAATATAGCAAATTCGTTTGGAGAAATTTGTGTAATAGAGCGGGGTTCCGAACCAAACTCTGCAATGTTTGCGCTTGTTGTGTACTTATCCGCCCATGCAGGATACAGCGCTAACGCTTTATCAAGCGGTAAAACTTCTAGCGGCCCGTCGTTCATTAAAGTACTAAACACCGCATGAACTTGTGTATCAGCAGGTTTACGATACGTGTATACATATGTGCCGGGTGTCAGATCAAACACAGGCTGCTGATACCGATATACCAAAGTTTTTTCACAAGCTTTAATTGCAGCATCTCGGATATATTGGACTACTGTTTGATTGGGGCATCCCGGCACACTTGGTAGTAGCCGCGTAGTAAGCGAAGAAAAACTACGTGTAGCCATTAGATTACCTGTCTCGGGTCAAGCCCGCCTTCTTCAACGTCTGTAATTATACGGGTTTGAAGTCCAGCGCCTAAACCTTGTACAAACACATCCAAGAACAATTTAGCACGCCCAGAATTTACGTGCTCGTTATCAACAGACTCCGCTAAAAACACAGTACCTTCAACTACGGAAGTAAGATATGCGTCGGGTAGTAATAAAATAGTATCGTTAAGTCCATAAGTTATGGGCGACTGTGCGTACTCTCCAACAAGTTCAATACCCGAAATAGGGCGAGGGTAGACAAAAAATTTATTGGGGTTACGCACATGCCGCATAAAATTTATGGGCGTGCCCGACGATTCGCTAACCCAATTAGGATACATCCTGTCCAAAGTTTCTTTTGACACTTCAGTTACAGCATCTCCGTCCGTTACTTGAAAAATTTGCATTAGTCGTACAGAATCTGTTGGACAACTTTGTAGTGTTGTATCTGCCACAGTTGTAAAATCTGTAATAAAAGAAAACAAATCCGGGCGAAGAACCACCATCTTTTTTAAAGTTTGATTTACAAAACCAAGTAACACAACATCGCTATAGCGAAATGTCGCTGTGTTGTCTTGGATTAAATTTCTAACTTCGGTGATGACTTCGCTTGGTGTCATTTTGGCATTCCTCTAGCAGCTTCTTCAGCTAACTCAGGTGGAGTATACGGCGGAGCTTCAGGAATTTCCGCAGTCGTTAGATCAAGCGTACCTCTTTTTTTACGTCCGGTAGGCTTATCCCCCTCTGCAATTTGTTGTACAACAGCAGGTGGAATGAATCGTTCTGGGTATGCAACTTCTTCAGACACGACTTCACACTCAGGATTTTTTGCCAGAATGGGGTTGAAGTCATAGATAAAGCCGTCTGCTTTAACCCGAATAAACATCTTGCTCATTTTTTAGCCTTCTTAACTACGCCGCTTTTTTTCATGCTGGGTTTTTTTACCATGCCACCTTTGGCATAGCCGCGTACATCAACGCTATTCTTAATAGCATCTTTTTTCATTTCGTCTAAAGATTTTTCTTTTGCTTTAATGGGCATATCAAACTCCTTTGGTTACGATTGCAATAATGACACCCGCCATCCCCATGATGAGAGTGCCTGCTGCTTTGATAAGCAGTTTCTCTAAACGGTCAACACGAGATATAAACGTGTTGTACCGCTCTGCACAAATTGCTTCGTGCGTTATTAGTTTGTTCTCAACCTCATTTGCCGTTGTCATATTACATGCCTTCTCCGGGAGTTACGTACACTACCGAAGTACCAGAAGCGGTCTTGCCAGTAAAAAATGATCCTGCTGGAAATCCAAGGACAGTAACAGAAGCCGGAGCAAGTGGAACTGCGCCTGCGCCAATTGTCGCTGCCTTAGCTACAGCCGTTGCATTGTCTACTCCTACGCCTAGCAACACAACCTCTGTGCCCACATTATGTATCCTGTACTGATACGCTGGGCGAGTAAGGGGGGCGGAAGATGCAGCTTGAGCAGATGTTGGGATAGAGGTAGCTGCGGTAAATGTTACCGTAAGGCCCAGAGGGCTGAAGGCAAGTGCGGCTGCGGGCATATCAAATTCCTTTAATTAAGTTAACGATACTTTGCGGTTTTTGCGGCAACCGTTTTGGGTTGGGCTACGAATTGTTTTCCGGCGGCTTTTCCTGCCCGCTTGGCTTTGGTCGTTGCAGCATACTCAGCAGAGCTAAGACTTTTAATTGCAGCTTCAGGGAGGTATCTCTCACCAGTGTCAGAAGATTTTTTACCACTTTTGGTTCTCCATTTTTGATCGCCCCAGTTTTTTAGGGACTGTTGCGGGGCTTTCACTTCTTGGCCTTTGGCTTGGGTTGCATATGGCTCAAGGGCTTGCTAGATGATGAATGTTTTGTACCACTCATCAGCTTGCTGCCAGCTTTGTGTGTCTCACCTTTGTACAACTTACCGTCAGGTAAATAGTGGGGTTTTGTTTTGCTCATTTGTAACCTCCACCTGCATCTTTATATCGTTTAGCAACAAGTTGTGCTTTGCGGGCCGACCACTGGCCTGCTCCCGTACCTTGCACAGCAGCAGCTTTGACGCTGTTGAATATGCGCTTGCGCATCTCAGGCTTGGTGTAGTTGCCAGCCGCATTAACTGTAGATTTGGATTTAGGTTTGGCAGCCATGTTAACAATTCCATGCTTTGAGTGAAAGAGCTTTACGAGTAGGCTTACCCTTCTCGTCCTTCATCGGGCCGGGCATTCCCCCCATACGGGCGCAGAAACTGGCTTTGCGGCCTGCATCTGCTTTTGTTTTAGGATTCGGTGCTGGCGGCTTTAATCCGGGTTTACCCGGATTGGCCTTGTTGTAGGACGCACGCCCTGCGGCATTTAGACCCCCCTTGGGGTCTTTGCCTTCCTTGCGTGTCCATGCTGGTGTCTTAGCCATTACGCCACCGCTCCTTTCAGTACAACAAACTGAAGAGTTGGACTTTCACTGGGTATGACCCCAGTGCTAATATTACCTACTGAAATAGTACATGCTCCCGCAGAAACTGTATTTACTTGTGTAACGTAGTATCTGCGTGTGCTTGCTGCTAACGAGCCGCCGTTTTTAATGCACAGCGTAATTACATCGTTTGCTTCAATAGTGCTATTGGTCAGAACAAATTGATCCGCGTCATTCCCAGCAAGGCCAACGGCAAATAGAACAATCTCGCCTGTAATCTTGTTAAGCGTAACACCAGTGGTGCGGCTTGTTAATTGCGTTACAGCACCACCTGTGCCAGTGGGGTAACCCATCTTGCCAGAGCTAAGCGTCTGTCCTGTACCCTTGGGCGTGATGTTGAGATTAATGT